GTTTCCCAGTCACGATCGGTGGTGAAGACGATGACGGCGATTCTGTTCAGTACGATAACCAGGAACAGCAAAAGCCTGTTAACTGCTACCCGGATGAAGAGTTTAATAAAAACTTTCCGGCCTGGTCTAAAAAAATAACTGACGGCAAGCACACAGTTGACTCGCTACACCAATTCTTGACTAAGAAGAACATTATCCTTAGCCAAGACCAATACACAAAATTACAACAAGTAGGAAAGTAGAATGCAATTATTCAAAGTAGAACAAGGTACACCTGAATGGCACGAACTTCGTGACACTCACCTAACCGCTTCTGATGCTTCGGCAATGATGGGCGCAAGCAAGTACAAAAGCCGCACTCAGCTAATGAAAGAAAAGAAGTTTGGTGTTAAGGAGAAAATCACTCCGGCTAAACAAGCGCTTTTCGATAAGGGCCACGCAGCAGAAGACGCAGCTCGCGATCTTCTTGAAGTTGATATGCTTGAGTCATTCGCTCCGGTTGTTGGTGGTATCGAGATTGACGGATTAAAGCTACTCGCTTCACTGGATGGTCTATCAGAAGATCAGCAAATGGTATTCGAGCACAAACTTTGGAATGAAACGCTTGCTGAAAATGTTCGCAATAACGTACTTGAAGAAACTCACTACTGGCAGTTAGAGCACCAGCTTCTTGTATCCGGCGCTGAAAATTCTTTGTTTATGACTTCAGACGGCACAGCAGATAAACGCGAATACATGCACTACATTTCAATCCCTGAGCGCCGTGAGCAGTTGATTGCTGGATGGAAGCAGTTCAATAAAGATCTCGAGTCTTTTGAAATGGAAGCTAAGAAAGAAGTTGTTGTTGCTGAAAAAACTACCTTGCCAGCTATTTCATACAGCGTAACAGGCACAGAAATCAGCACTAACATTGCTATGTGCCTTGACCAAATCAAGACAATGGCAAGTGAAGAAATGAGCAAGATCCTGGAAACAGATCAGGACTTCGCCGACAAGGACCAACTTAACAAAGATGTTAAGAAGGCTCGCGCCGGGCTCAAAGATATGATTAGCAAGGTTCGCGGTGAATTTGTTAGTTACTCACAGTTTGAAGAAATCGCTCAAGAAATGGATGGTGTTCTTCAGCAAATGCAAAGCCACGGCGAGAAGCAAGTTAAACAGGCCAAAGAAGCTAAGAAACAAGCTATCTGGACTGAAGCAAACAACGACCTTCTTAACCATATCCAAGAAGCTAACGGTAAAATTTCACCTATGGGCCTTATGTCAATCATGGGTGAAATTCGTCCTGATTGGACTGGCGCAATGAAGAACAAGCGCACTATTGAAAGCCTAACTAATTCCGTATCTGAAGAGCTGGCTAAGTGGAAGGTTGAGATTAATCAGGTAATGGACCGTGTTGTTCCTAACCTTCAATACCTTCGTGACCATGCAGCGGATTACAAATTTTTATTCTCTGATGCTCAGCAGCTAGTTAACCAGGACGCTGAACCATTCCAGGCAATAATCAAATCACGCATTGCTGATCACAAACAGGCTGAAGAAGAGCGCCTTGAAGCTGAACGCAAACGCATTCAGGAAGAGGAAGAGCGCAAGGCCAAAGAAAAGGCAGAGCGTGAAGCTGAAGCCAAAGCAGAGGCCGAGCGTGAACGTATCCGCAAGGAAGAACGCGCCAAGGCTCAAGCTGAAGAACAGGCTAAGCGTGAGCAGGAAGAAGCTGAACGTTTACAGCGCGAAGAAGAAGAGAAGGCTAAGCAGCCAGAGCCTAATCTAATCAGTGAGGAAGATGAAGCTATATTTAATGATTGCGTTGCTGATGCTAAGGCGGTTGAGGTTGATACCACACATAAGCAAGTGGAATCGCTATCTGAAGGCCGTTCTCAAGCAATGCGTAACGCTGAGCCCACTCAAGAGTCTTATGATGAAGTGTTTAACGATGGTGAAAACGTAGCACTTATAACTTACGAAGATTTGCCAGATGAGGGTTTAATAAATATTTTCGTAAAAGGTGAATTTTTTACAGCTTGCTCATACGAAGATGATGCTGAACAGGCGTTCTCATGGTGCCGAGATTTGTTTATGGCCGGATATAACGCAGCAAATTAATTAACAGGCGGTGTAACAGCCGCCACCACTTAAACCAAAGTAGAGATATAACATGAAAACGATTTTTACATACGACACTGAAACAACTGGCCTACCTAACTGGAAAGTGCCAAGCGATTCAGAAGAGCAACCTCACTTAGTTCAATTGGCTGGTGTTCTTTCTAACGCTGAAACTGGTGAAGAAATTCAATCAATGAACGTAATCATTAAACCGGACGGTTGGGAAATCCCTGAAGAAGTAACAGCGGTTCACGGTATTACTACTGAATACGCGCTTGAGCATGGTATCCCTGAAGGAATGGCCGTGGCAATGCTTCACATGATCCGTGGTGACGCTGAACGAGTAGCGTATAACAAGACTTTTGACCAGCGCATTATTCGTATTGCAATGAAGCGCTATATGTCTGAAGAGTGCATTGAAAAGTGGGCGGTGAAAGACGATCACCACTGTGCAATGCGAATGGCTCAGAAAGAGCTAGGCGGCAAAAATCCAAAGCTTGTTGATGCTTACAAAGCTATTTGTGGCAAAGACTTGGTAAATGCTCATAGCGCAATGGCTGATACACTGGCAGCGCAAGAAATCTTTTTCAAACTTAACTCAGGAGAGTAATCATGGCAGATCGCAAAACAAACGTAGCTGACTTTATCGGTGAATGTAACGCTGGAATTATGATTGAAAAGCTTGCACTAGCTTTAAGTGATGCGGCACTAGCTCAAATCACTCACGGTATCGGCAGCAAGAAAGCGAAGGTATCACTTGAATTTACCTTTCAACAAATGGGTGACAACGATCAGGTAATCGTTTCTCACAAGCTTTCAACCAGCAACCCAACTAAGCGCGGTAAGAAGTTTGAAGAAGATATTACTGATACAGCGTTCTTTGTTGGCAAAGGTGGCAAGCTAACTATCAACGCGCCGGAAGAAGACAACAGCGGCCAGTTCAGCCTAACACATGAAAATGTTGATAAAGAAACTGGTGAAGTACAGCAACACTCAAACGTTCGCCGCCTGGCTAACTAATTCAAACCGCCGGGTTAGCGCCCGGCAAACCTTAAATTTTTATTAGAGAGTAAATAACTATGTCAATGACTAAAGAAGCAATCCAGCACCTTGAGAAAACTGTTCTACTTGCAGGCGTAAACGCTTCACTTGCTGAAGTAAAAGCTCAATCACCACTTATCGCATTGCCTGAAGGCGTAAAGCTTTCCGATCTTGAAGGTCACATGGAGCACCGTACTTCTTACCGATTCAACTTCCAAACCAAATCAATTAAAGACTTTTGTGAATACTGCAAAGAGTTCGACAAAGAAGGCGCTAAGTGTTTTGTAAACTCTGATCGCATGTATGCAAAAACCATCTTTGACCTTGGCACAGAAGATAAACCGCTTCACCAGCGCCACGACTCAAAACTTCAGCTTGATAAGACAGCAGCGTTTAAAGCTATCCTTTGTGTGAATGGCGATCACATGAGCCAGAAAGCAGCGGCTAACTTTGTTGAAGACTGGGCCGACAATATCAAAGTGGTGAACAGTGATGGCGAGCCAATGACCAACAGCCAGGCAGCTAAGCAATTGCGTGAAATCACTATCGAGCAAGTTAGTAACCGTGATAGCAAGGTTGGCGACTTCGGCGAGTCTATGAGCGAGTTTGAGAAGATTGAAGCTAAGAACCAGGACAAGATCCCGGCAACGATTGAGTTTACTTGCCAGCCTTATCACGGCTTAGCTAATCGAGCGTTTACCGTTCGTGTATCAATCCTAACTGGCGGACAGAAGCCTGAAATCTGCTTCCGTATCATCAAGCTTGAAGCGCAAGAAGAAGATATGGCTGAAGAGTTCAAAGAAATCCTGGTTGAAATGTTCAAAGACTCTGAACTAAAAACCTTCATCGGCGAAAGCTAAGATTAACTAATCAAGTTGAACTGTCTGGAATTACCGGACAGTTCACTTTAACAAGGAAATACCATGCAAAATAATGCACCAATTGATAAAGGCCGTGTTGCCGTAGTAGTTGAGAAGTACCAAACTAATCAACTTGATCCGCAAACTAATCAGCCAATTATGAAAAACCGCTATGCCACTGTAGGCCGCGCAACTCTTTGGCCTAACAAGCAGGGCTCTAACATGCCTAACATTGAAGTTGAGCTTGATACTATGCCAGTAGGTCAAGCTGGCCCGGTTAAAATGTATATCTTCTGGAGCTCTGAAGATAACCAGAACCAAGCGCCTCAACAAACTGGCGGTTATCAATCGCAGGCAGCACCACAGCAACAAGGTGGTTACGGCCAACAGCGAGGCCGATAATGGGAAAAGTTTTAGACTTACTAAGTAAAGGCGCAAGCGCTCCGGCTGGTGAAGTTACTCACGTTAACGAAGCCAAAACAGCAGAAGAAGCGCTTGCTGTACTTTCAAAAGAAGCAAGAAAGGCATTGCGTGAAACGGGACTTTGGAACCAAGAGTTTCACGGTAATGAAATTGTAGCGGTGATCGCCTGCTTTATTGCGGCGAAAGCAGAACTGGACAAGAAGAATGGAAGTAATTGAGCGCGATAAAAAACGTAAGTCGTGTTTTGGCTGTAAACATCTTGAAGTAAAAGATATTTGGCGTGGAATGCACGCTGCATCTTGCGGCTTAACTGACGGTCTTTTAATCCCTCACGAATGGACTGGTGAGGTTGTTGTAATAAACGGTATTGGTGACTTCTGCAAAGGAAAGGAAGTTGAATAGCGTTATCAAGGTTGTATTCATGCCTAAGCTGTTAAAGGCTCAAAGGCATGAATACTTAATTAACACCGACAACTACAAAACCGCTGAAGAGATAGCAAGTAAGCGGTTGTTCTTTGATGGTCAAAGTAAGAAAGACTTCAAAGAGGTTGTTATGGCTCAAGTTCAAGTATTTGATAAATAAGGTATTTATGAAAAAAGTAGCATTAATCATAGGCCACTCAGCTAAAAGCCCAGGGGCCACAAATAAAACTTACGGCACAAGCGAGTTTGAATTTAACGGGCCGCTTGCTCACTCGGTAGCTGAAAAGCTTATCCTGGAAGGTTACGAGCCAATCATTATTTATCGTGACTGCTCATACTCAGCACTACCAGGCAAGGTAAATCAAACTGAAGCTGATATTGCTGTTTCATTCCACTGCAACGCCTTCAATGAAGAATCAAACGGCTCAGAAACGCTTTACTACAAGCACAGCTCAAAAGGTTTCTTGCTTGCTTCGTGCATTCAAGAGCAAGTTGTTAAGTGTTTAGGACTTAAAGATCGCGGCCTTAAACCTTGCGTAGCTTCGCACAAAGGTAAAGCTGGCGATCGCGGTGGTCATCTCCTTCAGAAAACCTCAATGCCTTGTGTCATTGTCGAGCCGTTCTTTATTGATAGTGACGCATCATTAGAATTGGCTAACCACAAGTTTGAAGATCTGGCTGAAGCTTACACTAAAGGGATAGTGAACTATCTAAGGAGTTAGCATGGCATTAGATCCAATTAGCACTGCGTTAGAATTGGGAACGTCAGTCATCAATAAAATTTGGCCGGACCCTGTTAAGCAAGCAGAAGAGCAGCGCAAGCTTCAAGAGTTAGCCCAAAAAGGAAGCCTGGAAGAACTCAACGCTGAAGTAAAGCTTCTTGTTTCCCAAGTGGACCTAAACAAAGTGGAGGCGGCTCACAAGTCTATCTTTGTTGCTGGCTGGCGGCCTTTTGTTGGGTGGGTGTGTGGCTTTGGTCTGCTGTATAACGTGATCCTTGCTCCGTTCCTAGATATTTGGCTAACGGTGCCAGAAGTTAAAACCGATTTGCTTTATCCGGTATTACTTGGAATGTTGGGACTAGGTGGTATGCGCTCCTTCGAAAAAGTAAAGCGCGTAAGCCGTGAAAAGTAGTGAATATTTGTTGTTAGTGATATAGTTATGTAAATGTCAAGAGACAATTAAACCTATATTATGGATAAACATATGCCGCAGGATTCTTTAAGTTTTTTACAGCGCCTACAGGAGTACGGGATACTCGGTTATGCGTGGATACTACTCGTAAGCTTTTGGGCTGGAACTGCAAAGTACCTAACCTCACTCAATGGACAGAAGCCGACTATCTTCGGTTGGCTTTCTGAAACTTGTGTAAGTGGTTTTGTCGGTATCATTGCCGCAATGACTTGCCAGTATTACCAGTTAGACTTTCTACTCACTTCAGCAATAACAGGGATCTGTGCTCATAACGGCACCAGGTCCCTTTATCTTATTGGTGAAATCTTAAAAAAAAACACGACAAGCCTTAACCGCATAGCTAACGAGCCGTCAATTGATACAGCTCGCATGGCTAAAAAGAAGGAGCAAGACAATGGCAACAATAATTGAAACAAATGAAGAGAGAGCAACAAAGCTTGGTGTTTCCTATTTCTTTGCAGGTTCAAATATAGCGCTTGCCGATGGTGACAGTATTGATATATGTACCGATGCAATTAACGGGAGAGACTTCTTTCTACGATCAGTGATAGTTGATTCTGACGCTAGTCTGGCAGAGTGGCAGATGTACCTAGGGCATGAGCCTCAAGAAGGAACCGGGCAAGTAATCACTCTGAACTCAAGAAACCCTGGAGCCAAACCAAAAGAGCCGCCACTTCAAGCAGTACAAGACCCAACACTTACACAGCAAGGAACTCCGTTATTCCCTGTTCCAAGAACGCTATTAGGTCAAACCGCCCCAGGAAATAACTCATTCATGTATATCGAAATACTAACTGGTGGCTATATCATCCCAAAAGGCGGGAGCGCTTTATTTAGAATTACCAATAAGTCAGGCTCAACCAAGACGTTCTCTATCCTAATGTCAGGGCGAGAGAACATCTAAATGGGTGAAACAAAGCAAATTAAATTAACCGCTGAACAGTTGGAGTTAGCAAGTAAGCTTACTCCGCTTCAGCGTAAGTTTGTTATGCACCTAGTAAGTTCAAGCATGAGCCAAAGAGAGGCTTACATTGCCGCAGGAGGCAAAGCAACCACTGAAGGGGCTCAAGACGTATCAGCAAGCCGTATGCTAAGCCAAGATAAGGTGAAGGCATTCTATGACTCGTTAATGAACAGTATTGCTTCAGATTCGATTATGACCAAGCAGGAAGCGCTTGAGAGGCTTTCTAAGTCAGCAAGGGCAACAATACACGACATTTGCACATTCGAGCTTAAACAGGTCGGTGAGGACGAAGACGGCAACCCGGTAATGCAAACAGTTTGGACCATGAAGCACTCTGAAGACATTGATCCGGTTATCGCTGCTTCAATTAAGTCAGTAACCTTCACCAAGACTGGGCCAAAGATTGAAATGTATGACAGTAACGGCTCAATCAAGATACTTTCTGATCTTCAAGGCTGGAACGCTCCACGCAAGCAAGAGATTACCGGGAAAGACGGGCAATCATTGGCAATTAAAGCTGATGTCAGTGCACCAGAAATAGCGGCTGCTTTGGCTGGTTTAATGGGTAAATTGTAATGCCTTTAAAATCAATTAGTTAGTTAACTTCTCTCAGTACGGATATAACAAGGATATGACGATGAAAAGAAAACCTTTCCTATTTGCTGTGTTCTCATGCTTGTTTATGCTGATTGTTGTCGTATCGACTACCTTATGGGGCCTTATGTGAGTGAGATAATGCAGTGGGAGACAATGACGAATGCTGAGAAGATAGCCGTCAAGGTAGCAAGTGAAGCCTCTTTTGAGGCTTTTATGCGTATATTCTTCCAGTTATTGCAAGGTCAGAAGTTTAAAAAGAACTGGCACCACACTTATGAGTGCCAACTTGCGGAAGATGTTTTCTATGGAAAGATTAAACGGGGCATTATCAACGTTGCGCCTGGTTCAACTAAAACAGAAATATGGTCAATTCACTGGCCTGTATGGTGCATTATCAAGTGTATCACTGACGGCAATCCAAGGAGCTCACGCTGGCTACCACTTTCTTACTCTGATGACCTGGTTGTTGAGAATGCCACAAGGGTTAAAGAGATCATCGACTCTGAAGAGTTTCAACAGCTTTGGCCTATGACTCAAGCCAAAACCACCAAAGCAAAGCACAACTGGATGTACTACGATCAGAACAATAACCGCCACCGTCTTTACGGGACCAGTATCAACGGCCAGGTAACAGGCCGCCGAGCTGGTTACATGATAGAGAACTGTTTTACTGGTGCGCTTATCCTTGACGATCCGCTTCCACCGAAAGATTCAGACAGCGGCAAGCTGATGGATAAGGCCAACAAGAAGTTAAACCGTGTTGTTCGTTCCCGTCTTGCACATGACAACGTGCCTATCATCATGGTTCAGCAGCGAATAGCTAACGGTGACAGTACCGACTTCCTTATGAGTGACAAAACGCCGGACACCTACGAAATATTTAAGGTCCCGGCTATTGTTGATCGTGAATACCTGGAAACATTGCCGCAAGAAATGAAAGAGGCTTGTATTCGTGACACTGGATTTACTTCAGGCCGTGTTAGTTACTGGACAGACAAAGAACCAACAGAAACATTACTGGCAATGGAAAAGGCAGATAACTTTATGTTTAGTGCTCAATACCAACAAAACCCTGATGATGCACTTCAAGAAGGTGTTGTTTACAAGAAAGAGCTTGAGCTACTTATTGAAGAAGGCCGCTTGTGTAATATTCCTATCGAGAAGGCATTGCCCGTTTATACCTATTGGGATCTTGGTATCAATGACGATATGGTTTTATGGCTCATGCAGCCACACCGCAAAGAGTTACGAATGATTGCGTGTTATGCCAATCGTGATGAAGGTATGGAGCATTACATTAACTGGCTTCACGACTTCGCTGATAAGTACGGGATTCGATACAAAGAACACCTGGCACCGCATGATATTTCTGTTCGTGACCTAATGACCAGGGAAAGCCGACTTGATACCGCTAAGCGAATGGGTATTAAGTTTAAGCTGGTTGAGCGATGTAAGAGCAAGCGTGAATCAATTAACTCACTGAAGAAACTATTCCCTCGCCTATGGATTGATAAGAAACGATGCGATACAGATTCAACCGGGGCAACTGGTGATCAGGCTAAGAAAACAGGCTGGAAAGGTATCAAGGCATTGCGCCGCGAGTGGGACCATGACAATGAAGTGTTTAAGGATGCTACTGGGCCTAAGTGGGCGACTAACTTCACTGATGCTATTCAGCAAATGGGCCTTCACTACAAAGAAGAGGTTGAACGCCAGAAGCCACAAAGACGCAGACCAGGCCGAGCCACTTCCGGCGGTTGGTTGGGCTCTTAATGCGTAGTTATGGCGAAGTAGCTGAAGTGTGCTTTCAGCGTAAAGGCTGGAACATTTACAATCTGGCTACTGAGTATAAGATTTGGGATGGATACCGAAGTAAATCGGTTTATGTAAACACCATGCTTGAGCTCAAAGAAGAGATCAGCAAATTTATCAAAGAGGAATACCATGAAGAAAGTTAAGTTCAAGTGTGACGGTTGTAATGTGGTTGTGAGCCGACCAAAGCAAAGGCTTGTTCAGGAACATTCTCGTAAGTATTGCTGTGAAAAATGTTTAATGAAATGGAGGCTTGCTAATGGCTAAGTCAAAAATAGAAAAGCTTTACGCTAAACCAGTAAAGCAAAAGAAAGGTGATAAGTCTGATGACTCATTGCTTTGTACGGCCAGAAAGCGAGCTCGTGACGGTGCAACCTACTGGAAAGAAAACTGGGAAGCGGCTGAAGATGATCTGAAGTTCCTGGCTGGTGAGCAATGGCCTTCACAAGTACAAACTGAGCGAGAGCTTGAACAACGTCCTTGCTTGGTTAATAACGTATTACCTACCTTTGTTGATCAGGTTCTTGGTGATCAGCGACAAAACCGCCCGGCTATCAAGGTAAGTGCTACTGATGTGGTTCGTGTTCCTGACTCTGAAACCGGAGAAGACACAACGCTTCGCATATCTAACACTAATGGCAAGACTGACTATGAACTTGCTGAAGTGTTTACTGGGTTAATCAAGAATATTGAATACAACTGTGATGCTGAAACAAGCTATGACATTGCTTTTCAGTCTGCGGTTGAGTCTGGTATGGGTTACTTGCGCGTTCGCTCTGATTACCTGGCAGATGATAGCTTTGAGCAAGACCTGATCATTGACCATATTGAAAACCAGTTTGCTGTAACAATGGACCCGAACGCCAAAGAACGTGACCGTTCAGATATGAACTGGTGCCTTATTGATGACACGATGGAGAAGGAATCGTTTAAAGAGCTTTACCCTGATGCCAATGCAGATCCGGTTAACTCTGATTCAGTTGATGATATGGGGACCTGGTATTCTGACAATTCAGTTAAGATCAGTGAATACTTTACTCGTGAGCCTTGCGTTAAAGAAGTCGCCCTTCTTAGTGATGGTCGCTCCGTGTATATGGATGAGCTAGAGCCTGTTGTTGATGAGTTGCTTGCTAAGGGTGTAAGCATTGTCCGTACCCGTAAGGTGAAAACTTATAAGGTATTCTGGCGTAAAATTACCGGGCTTAATGTTCTTGAAGGTCCCGTTGAATTGCCTTGCTCAACTATTCCGGTTGTTCCGGTTTGGGGTAAGGCGTTGGTTATTAAGAAGAAAATCATATTTCGCTCTATTATTCGTCATAGTAAAGATGCTCAACGAATGGCTAACTATTGGGATAGTGCCGCCACTGAAGCCGTTGCTCTTGCGCCTAAAGCGCCATTTATCGGTTCTGAAGGTCACACTGAAGGTTACGAACACCAATGGGAAACGGCCAACACTGTTAACCGTTCAGTATTAACCTACGTCCCACAGTTCCAGGGCGATCCTGGTCCACGCCGTGAACAGCCTGCCGCTATTCCTGCCGCTGAAATTACTCTTGGCATGAACTCAAGCGAGAAGATTAAAGCCACGCTTGGCATGTATGACGCATCACTTGGCGCTATGGGTAATGAAACTTCAGGCCGGGCAATCGTAGCAAGACAACGCCAGGGTGATCGCGGTTCGTTTGCCTTCATTGATAACCTAACTAAAGCTATTCGCCGTGTTGGTAAGATTATGGTTGAAATGATACCTAAGATTTACGATACCGAGCGTGTTGTTCGCTTGAAGTTCTCTGATGAAACTGAAGACTTCGTTAAGCTGAATGAGCAGATCCTTGATGAGCAAACAAACGAGTGGGTAACTATCAATGATCTGAACGTTGCCAAGTATGACGTTGTTGTTACTACTGGCCCTGCTTACTCGACTCAACGACAAGAAGCGGCTGAATCACTTCTTCAATTTGCAACTGCAGTACCATCGGCTGCAGCAGTAATGGCCGATCTGATAGCCCAGAATATGGACTTCCCTGGTGCTGATGTTATGGCCGAACGTCTTAAAAAGATTGTTCCACCTAACGTACTGACCAATGACGAAAGAGAGAAGCTTGCTGAAGATATGCCAGATCAGGACCAGCCAACACCTGAACAGCAATTGCAAATGAAGGAGCTTGAAGTTAGAAGCCAGGAAGCTGAAGCTAAATCGGTAACGGCTCAAGCTAATAACGAGAAGTCTGCCGCCACTATTGCTAAGGCACAGGCTGATCTTGTTCAGGCTCAGCTTGAAACGGCTGAAGCTCAAGCACAACTTCAAGCTATCCAAAGCGGTCAAGGCCAAGCTTACCAGCAAGTGCGTGAATTAGTTGCTGAAGCACTTGCTGAGTTAATGGCAAACAATCAAAATGTCAAGGCTTAACGAGTGACTTTTTACTAAATTAAGCTTATCATTAGTTTATGGCTACCAGTGGCCTAGCACTGGGCTAAAATTCGTTTCATAGGGAACGCCATGAGTGTAGAAGACAACCAAGACGAAACAGCAGGTTTTGTCACAACATCGAGCGATATGCCTGAAGTTCAAACTGAACCACAGGAAGAGCAACAGCAAGAAGAACAGGCCAATTCTGAAGCTGATGCTACTGTAGGCGAAGAAGAGCAAGATCCGAAAGGTGAAGCTGAAGAACCCAAAGCAGAAGAGCAAGATGATTCCGGCAAAGATACCGCCGCCGATCACGACAAAAGCAAGAAGCCTAACCGTGTTCAAAAACGTATCGACCAGGTAGTAAGAGAGCGAGAGCAGGAGCGCCGAGAGAAAGAGGCCCTTCAGCGCCGTATTGATGAACTTGAAAGTGGTAAACAGTCGGATAAGTCAGAAAAGGAGCCTGTAGAGGATGACTTTGAAACTTATGACGAGTACCTTGATGCTTTGGACGCTTACGATAATAAGCAGCCAAAGGGTGAAGAGAAAAAGGCTGAACCTAAACAGGATGAGCAAGAGCAACCAAGCGAATTGACTGATAGCCAGAAAACGGCAATGGCCGTGATTAAGGAGTCGGTTGGCAATGCAGATAAGCCGGAAGACTTTGAAGCAGTCGCGCTTAATCCTGAAGTTCCCGTTACTGGTGAAATGCTTGAAGCTCTGGCTGAATGTGAAGACCCGGCTAAGGTCATGTACCATTTAGGCCAGAATAAAGATCTTGCTGCCGATATTGCTTCTGGTTCGCCAGCTCAGCAAATGCGAGCAATCGCAAAACTTGATCTGACGGTGACGAGCAAACCGCCGAAACCGACAAAAACAACTAATGCGCCCGATCCTATTAGCCCTGTTGGTGGTAGTGATGCACAAGAGAAAGCTCCGGCTGAAATGTCTTTTGCAGAATACGAAGCCCACATGAATAAGAAAGAACGTTCGCGCCAATCTTGGTAATAAATAAAGGAGCCTTCTCATGGCTGTTCAAAACAACAATCTACTTACTGATGATGTAATTGCTAAAGAAGCATTGCGTCTACTTAAAAACAACTTGGTTACTGCTAAGCTGGTTTATCGCAACTATGAAAAAACGTTTGGTAAAGTCGGCGATACTATCCGCTTAAAACTTCCTTACCGTGTTAAAGCGGCTGATGGTCGTACCTTGGTTAAGCAACCAATGGTTGATCAGACAATTCCGTTCAAGATTGACAAGCAACACCACGTTGGCCTTGAGTACACTGTTAAGGATAAGACCCTTGATATTATGGACTTCTCTGAACGTTATCTGAAGTCGGGCATGATTCAGATCGCCAACAAGATTGACCGCAATATCTTGCTCACCCTGAAGAAAGCTTTCCATACCTCCGGCACTCCTGGTGTTCGCCCTGGTAAGTTTATCGACTTTGCTAACGCTGGTGCTAAACAAACCACTTACGCCGTTCCTCAAGATGGTATGCGTCATGCGGTCCTTGACCCGTTCACTTGTGCCTCTCTATCTGATGAAGTAACCAAGCTGTTTAAAGAAAGCATGGTTGAGCAAGCGTATAAGATGGGTTATCGCGGTAAGGTTTCTGAGTACGATACTTACGAATCGCAAAACTTGCCTAAGCATACTGTTGGTGATCACGGTGGCACTCCTTTAGCTGGTGCTGGTGCTAACGGTTCAGTTATCACTATGACTGGCGGTACAGCTTCAACAACTGGATTTTTGAAAGTTGGTGATGTGTTTACCGTTGCTGGTGTATTCGGTGTTAACCCTCAGAACTATGAAACAACTGGCTTGCTTCAGGAGTTCGTTGTTACTGCTGACGTTGATACTGATGGCGCTGGCGCTGCTTCAATCAGTGTGTTCCCTGCATTGAATGACGGTAACGCTACTATCAATAACGCTGAAGGCGACCCAATCAGCACGAAAGCTTACCAGAACATTACAGCCCTTCCGGTTGCTGGTGCGGCTATCACTATTGCTGGTGCGGCCAATGCAACATACGAACAAAACTACCTGTTCCACCGTGACGCTATTGCCCTTGCAATGATTGACCTTGAACTACCACAATCAGCGGTTATCAAGTCTCGTGCTGCGGATCCTGAGACTGGTCTGTCACTTACTCTTACTGGTGCTTATGATATTAATGAGCAAACAGAGATTCACCGTATTGATGCTGTTTACGGTACCGATTTGATTTACGGTGAGCTTGCCCTTCGTATGTGGGGCGCTGCTCAGTAAGCAACAACCGATAAGGCCCAAGGACGGGCCTTTTATTCATTAGATAGAGAGAGTAATTAATATGTCAAAATTATGGATGTATCACGCTAACTGCCCTAAAGGTGAAATTGTTAACTTGTCTCAAGCTGAACAGTTAGAGCAAGACGGTTGGGTTAAGTCTCCGGCGCTTCTTGATTTACCTAAAGAAGATAACGCCGCCAAGATGGACGCCGATCAGATTGAACGCGCACGACCTGAAGATCTAGTTGGCCTGGTTAAAACAATGGGATTTAAGGTTTTATCTGAAGTTGAATTTGAAGCTGAAATGAACAAGGCAAAGTTTAGCGCTGTACCTGTCACCATTGAATCATTCAGTGATGAAGAGCTAATTGCTGAAGCTGAACGCCGTGGCCTTAAAGATTCTGGAAGCACTACGGATTCAATTGATGATCTGTTAAATCGGTTCAATGAAGATCCTGAGTCATTAACTAAAGCTGAGCATGTAGAGCTTGGTAATACTTTGTATAGCTTAGGCCTGCGAGAAAACATGAAGGAATCGACTTTAATTGAAAAGATTAACGCTGCTATGAACGAGGCCGCTTAATATGGCTACTACGGTAGGGGATATTATTCGCAGTGCTATGCGTAAAATTGGCGTTCTTGCGGCTGGTGAACCCCTACCAGCCAATGAAGGTGATGACGCTTTAAAAGTATTCGCTCAGATGGTTGATGCCTGGACCAATGAAACGTTGCTTATCCCGGTGGTTGGTGTTGTCACCTTTCAGCTTACTAACGATGTATCTGAATACACTATTGGTATTTATCCAGAGCCTAAGCCGGATCCATTACCAATCAACCACATTGAAACAGCTAGGCCAGAAAAGATACTGGCCGCTTTCATTCGTGATCAATACGATACCGACTACACTCAAGAAGTCATTGACGTAAAGACCTTCTCACGAATTAGCCGTAAAACTAACGCTTCACGCCCTTCACGCTTCTATGTTCGCGAAGGCTGGCCGTTAAATACCATTCTATTTGAATCGACACCATACTCTTCAGAAACTCTTCACCTTGAGGTCATCCAGCCATTAAGTGAGATCCTTCCTTCGGCTTGCCTAACTGAAGTGATTAACTTGCCTCCTGGTTACGAGCGAGCGCTTATCTATAACCTTTGCCTTGATCTTGCTGATGAATGGGGCAAGCAGCCAAGTGCGGCCATTGCTACCCATGCAGTTGAAGGTAAGAAGTGGTTGAAGCGTAATAACTACCGTGACCTTGTTCTTGGTATGGATCGCGCTGCTGCTACTCAGCGCAAAGGTATCGGAACCTATGTGATCGAACAGGGTCCGTAAATTATTACGGTGGTCCATGTGTTGTTTTTATGCTACTTTTTAAGTGTTTATCACAGGAGATTTAGCATGAAAGATTTAACCAATAAAGATTACTTATCAGAGTGTGTAATTTACGGGAAAGAGTCAGGTCGATTTACTTGGCTAAAAAGGCCAATGCAGCACTTTAAATCTATTGGTGATTACAACACATGGAATGATAAGAATGCAGGTGAAAACGCTTGTATCATTGATACTTTAGGATATGAGCTTATCCACTTAGATGGAAAGGTTATCAAGGCTCACCATGCGGCATTCATTCTAACTGAAGGGTTTAAGCCTGAAGAAGTGGATCATGAGAATGGGATTAGGAATGATAACAGATGGTACAATATAAGAAGTGTAACCAGACTTGAGAACACCAAAAACAGGAAGTTGAGAAGCGATAATCCAAGTGGCCACCCGGGAGTTGCTTACAGGGAAGACTCAGGAAAGTGGAGAGCGAGAATAAATTACAATGGTAAAAGAATTAACCTTGGCTCGTTCTCGACTGAACAGGCGGCCATTAATGCTAGAATTGAAGCGGAGAAAGAATATGGCTATCACGAAAATCACGGAAGGGTAATCTAATGCAAAGAGAGATACCGCTTGCGGCTAACACTTCAGAACAGGATATATCAGGCAATGAGTTGCTTGTTAATGTGTATCCTCGCGCCTCTACTGGTGGCAAGTATCCATTTAACCTAATCAATACACCAGGGCTCGCATTCTTTTGCGAGCTTCCTACATTTCCGGTTCTTGGTCTTCATAATAATAAAGGTCGAGTATTTGCGGTTACGCCTTCAAAAATGTATGAGATTTTTAATAACGGCACCTTTAAAGAGCTTGGTGATGTTGATCTAAAGGGCCGGGTTGTAATGGAGGATAACGGCATTCAGGTTGTTGTTGTTGATGGGTTTAAGGGTTTTTACTATGACGCTAAAACTGGTGAGGTTAATCGGATAGAGGATCCATCATTCTATCCAGCCGCAACAGTTACATATCAAGATGGGTATTTTCTGTTTGACAGGAAAGGTACTGGGCAATTCTTCATTTCAGAACTTCTTGATGTTGCATTTGACCCATTAGACTTCGCTACTGCTGAGGGGCAGCCTGATAACTTAGTTGCAATACTAAGCGATCATCGTGAAATTTTTCTTTTTGGTGAAGACACAATTGAGGTTTGGTACAACTCAGGATCTTCAGATTTTCCGTTTGAGCGTAATCAGGGCGCATTCATTGAAAAGGGGTGTGGGGCTCGCTATTCAGTAGCAAAGCAAAATAACACTGTTTACTTTATTGGTTCTGACTTGATGGTATACCAAATGACAGGGTACACACCAGTAAGGATAAGTAATCACGCAGTAGAGAAGACACTTAAAAATGTTGGTCTTGATGATGCGTTTGCCTACACGTATCAAGATGAAGGCCATTTATTTTATGTTCTTACTATTCCAAGTAAAGACATTACCTGGTGCTATGACATATCAACTGGGGCCTGGCACATTCGTCAGTCTTATCAGTTTGGGAGGCACCAATCAAACAACGCGATATTCTTTGATTCAAAGACTTTAGTGGGTGACTTTCAGAACGGTAGAATCTATCAAATGGCTGGAAACTTTTACACTGATGACGGTGAACCTGTTATTCGTGAATTTGTATTACCTACCGTTAATAATGGTCGGGAGTTCTTGACCGTTGATAGCCTAGAGTTTGATATGGGTACTGGTGTCGGACTAATCCGAGGGCAAGGTGATAACCCGGAGCTGAGAGTGTACTTCTCAAAGGATTCAGGCAAGACATACAGCGAAAGCTTTAAGCGTGGTCGAATTGGAAAGGTTGGCGAGTATTTGACAAGAGCAAAAGTTAACCGCTTTGGCGCTGCTAGGCAGTTCACTTTTAAAGTTGAAATATCAGATCCGATACCGATCGGATCGTGACTGGGAAAC